CATTTTTAATTCCTTTCGTGGTTAATTAAAAGACTACCTTCTAATAATATACTTATTTAGGATACTGTCAATACTTTTTGATAAAAAAGCAACAAATATTTTTACTGTTGTATTTTTGTCATACATCTAAAAATAAGTGAAAAAAGACTTGTACTTATACTTAATAAGCATTAATATAAAAGTGTAGTGTTAATCATCAAAAAAAGGAGTTAATCATGGTCTTTTATGTCGGTAGTGTTCCTGTTGCGAGTGTCCAACAAGCCCAAGCGATGTATGCAATTGCTGTCGCTGGCGGTGCGGTGATCCAGGCTGAAGCAATCGCTGGTGTTATCGCCCAGATGCAATACATGGGGGTGTAATCATGAGTTTCCCTCTTTATGGATACCAGGTTTTCAGCATCGAGCAAGCCCAGGCAATTCTGGCGCTTGCCATTGCGAAAGGTCAGATTCGCAGAGCCGCTGCTGCTCGTTTAGTCATTCAACAATTTCAAGGAGTTTAAAAATGTCAGATATTTATGAGGGTTTGTCAGCGGAAGCTATTGCTGAATTGGATCGCCAGGATGCTGAAGCGGATGCTCAGATGGCAGAAGCTGAAGGTCGCTGGGAAGATGGCGGTTGTGATTGGATTCGTGGTGATGGTTGGTAATCTACAAGGAGAATGAAATGTTGCTTGAAATCAATAAAAAAGAAGCCGCTTTGATTGTTGAACTGTTGCGGAAAGTCGATGGCAGAGATCAGTATGCGGATGTCCAGAATGAAATTAGCGAATTACTTGATTGTTTTATTGGGGTTGTCCCATCAAATCTTCCTGAAAGGATTGAGTCATGAATATTTTAGTTGCCAAAAAAATTGGCGGTGTATTTCAGCGGGTTGGTGTCAGATATGCAAACAAGTTGCCAGATGGTGGCTTCCCAGCAGTTGTTTATAACTTGTTTGTAAATGCTGATTTCTATTTTAGGGATGAGCCAGCAGCGGTTTCATTTGACATCATGCTTGGCGGTGATGAGTTTCGAGTTTCTAAATTTTAAGGAGAATGAAATGGGTAGCTATTATCAAGATTTAAAAGCCCAGAATCCTGCGAAGTATGCAGACATGGTTTTGGCTGGCGGTAATTCTGGTGTTGCTTTAAAAAACATGGTCAAAGCATTATCAATGCTGCCAATGCTTAACAGCCCAGAAGATAACTTGCGCCTAGCAGCAGCAAAGCGCCTGTTAAAAAATCGCTACTAATTTAAGCCCTTCGGGGCTTTTTGCTCTATCCTATAGGGGTAGATGTATGATAAAATTTATATAAAGGAGTCTATATATGAAAATAGGCAAGTATGAACTAAGCGCATCCGCAATTTACTATGTAACAGCGGAAGATGAGTATCCAGTGTCAGTCAATGGTGGGGATGGTATTCCAATGGTTGCAGCCTGGATCAATGGTGAGCCGCAGCCCTTTGATATGAAAGGTGTCTTTATGTTACCTATCAGTCCATCAGCTTTTCAGGCTTTAGTAATGGATTCCCAGGCAGCATCATAAAGCGCCTTCATTTCATTATTGGCAGCATTGACCTTTTCCTGCTCATCAGTAGTTAAAGGTCTTTTTTCAACTTCAGCATTCTCGACAATCACTCGCACAACTTCATAGTGCTTGTGACCCTGTTCTTTGGCTTCTAGCATTGCAGGTAGGTTTACCTGGATCTCAGCATAAGAGCCATTAATCTCTACAACCATATTGATGTCCCTGTATCCAGATCCACCCAATGACTCAGTGCCAGGATCAAGTAAGTTTCTTAATTTTACTGGTTCGCCATAATTCATCTTGATATGCTCAACAGCACTGGTTACATCTTTAAGTGAGTTGATCTCAATGGTAGTTCTTAACAAGTCTTTAATCTTGGATGGGTCATTGTTGTATGACTTGGTAATCTTTTCAACTGCTCGCTCAGACCCTTTTAATGGGACAACTGCAGCTTTACCACCTAGTTCTTGGGCAATCTTTTTGTTGGTTGAATCAAAGGCATCCTTATTGGCTGCTGCCTTTTCATACATTTCTTTGAATTCTGCTTGCTTTTCTTTTGGCAGTTTGTCCAGATGTTCTTCTTTTAGCTTGCCTTCCAGATGTTTGGCTGCACCACCTTTTGCGGCTGGTGCTTCTGGTGGCTTAGTAGCGACTAGATCTTGACTTTTTTTTTGGGTTGGTGCTTTAGGTTCGCCCTGGGCAGTTGCGGCTGCAGGTGCAGTAATATTTGCAGTTGCTCTCCCCAATGCAGGAGCGCCACCACCAGCCGATGCAAATTGACCTGTTGCATCTCTTGGATGATCAGACTCTACAAAATCAGCATCAGCCCTGTACATTGAATCAGCTTTAGGCATCTTCTCAGGTGTCATTGCTGTTTCTGGTGGCTCATACTCAGCAATCAGATCTGAATCAAGCTGCATGCTGCTTGCAAACATATCTGGCATTTCATTAATGTTATCCTGCGCCCATTGAATAGCCAATGCTCGGTTTTGTGGATCAATTACTGGTAGGATGGTTCGCAGGATTTCGGTAATGCCTTTGAGTTTAGTGTCAGCAACCTTAACTTTTTCAGACTCAGGTTCTTCAATCAGACTTTCCCAATCGGCTTCAAAATTGTTTTGCCAGGAGTAAAAGGCTTGCTCATAAGACATTTTCTTGTAGATGTCTGGATGGGCTTTTTGGACAGCAGCATAGAATTCTTTATTCCAGGCTCGGTGCATCACAATTTTGTCAAAGAATGCAAAAAGGTTTGTCATATCATCTCGAATGCCTGATACATACTGGACAATGGCTTTTGCATCTTCTGTACCTTCACCAAATCCCTGAGTGAATGCTTCATCCTTCAATAGAATGGCTGGGACATCGGAAGCGGCTGCAATGTTGGCAATGATGTTATCTCTTGCTCGACCCATAGCAGTATCAGTATTAGTCATATTGATGGCTTCAATAGTTTCATCAATATCAATGGATAGGACATTGCCTGAAGCGCCTTGCTGCAAGTATTCCCGCTTGATACCAGCGGCTGTCTGCATTAGTCGGTTGACAATAGACCCAGCAGGCTTTTGCTTGGCGATCAATAGTCCAGCTTTAAATGTCACCAGGTCATCAGTGACCATTGACTGAATAAAGGACTTTAATGGATATAGCGCTCTTTGAAATACTGACCTACCTGTGTATCCAAACCCAGAAGATTGATAACTGAGATAGATGGGAGTTCCATTAAATACAACACAACTGCGACTAGGATGATAAGGCTGCCCAGCAGCAGTGGTGTAAGCAAGCGGCTTTTGGAAATCGGGAGCATTAGGATTTTGGTTAGTAACTATCGACCCAGCCAAATTAAGCGGATCGAGTTGATTAAAATAGATGTTGAGATCAGGAAGCAACCAAGGATCAATGGGATCAGTAGTAGGAATCTTATCAGCACCCATGACAATCGCAGCAGCACCATAAGTGCGATTAATAAACATGACATCACGAATATGATTGGTAGCACCTAGCTTCTCCCACTCCCGCTGATATGCTTCAACCAGCATTTCTTTTGGTTGGGCATCAACTGTAATGACTCTGGGTTTTGATAATGCCAGGCGAACTGGTTTTTCGACCAATTTACCGCCTAAAGGATGGTATTCCCAGATTGCTTTGCATAACTCATAGCCTGCTTGATCTCCAGGCACAATGTCTTTGCTCTCCAGGAGCGACATTAGCTGGTTATTTAAAGTAGAACTATTGATAGTTATTTCCGACATTCTGATCCTTTAGTAACCATATTTGTCACCGACACCGATGGCTAAACTATACACAAAAGTATCCAGCAAGTCATCTGCTCGCTTGTATGCTTCTTTATCGCCTATTCTAAAGGATGTTACCTGAGTTATTAAGTGATTTCTGCTGGCATTCTTAAAATTAACTACTTTGTCATAAGCATATTCACTGATCTTGATCTTTTCTTGATAGAAATGCCCAGACACTGAAATGGCTCTTTCATCTTTACCAGCCATCAATAACTTTGAATCAATGGCATGAGTATTCCATCCTCTAGTCCTGCCTTGCTGTAATAGTATCGCTCCCGCAGCAGCATCCTCAATCCAAGTGCCAATGACACCATGCCTGGCTTTAGTTGCGACTGCAAGTTCTTCTAACCTGGTGAATACATTAGGCAGCCAGGTTTCTAAGAGTGCGCCATCAATCTGCACAATGTCCCAATCAAGGATTACCAAAGGATGACCAAAGAATTTATTAAGGGCAACATAGATGACCGCAGTACCATCATTTTCTTTGCCGCCTTTGACCGCTGTATCTATGAC